GCCAATGTATCCCTGGCCGATTGTACAAAAGTAGTCGTCGTTGTCAAGCAATCGTTTAGCCAAGAGCTCATCAAATTTGCACTGCGTTTGGTACTTTTCGGGGTTTCTTTCTCTTTCATCCAATATGATACCAAGTCTTATAGTCACAGTTCTTTGTTTTTTAAAGAGTGGCTCCAGCTCCTACAAGTTACGCAAAAGGTAATATTAAGTGCGTAACTAGAGTCAATGTAAATTGGAGCTTAGCTTTCATTGGACAAGCATTTCTATTGGGTCTGGTAAAGCGTTGACTTCGCAAGACTATGACGTCAGTGAGTGATGCGCTGCGCGCGGCAGTTATTGGTCAATAGATTTTAGTGGTGAGTCACTATAATGAGACACCTATTCTTTGTCAGCAGCCTTGAATCCTAATCGGGCATAAGGACTTATATATGAAATCTCTCTCGGAAATCACCCTAACCTTAATTGTTTTTCCTAGAAATTGTTACGTTATTTATCAGAAAAGTGTGGGAAATCACTGGTATAAATCACCCTAGCCTTAGCCTCTGTAATTCATGAGTCACTATAATAATTATTATCACAAGAAACCATGGAGGTCGTCACATACCGGAGGGGTCAAAAAAGAGTTAGAGGAGACTACAGTCCATACGATCTTGGTTCATCTAAGCGAGTGCGTTTCGCTGTTAGAGGAGCACTTAGGGCTCCCCTTAGAACAGGAGGATTCTATGGAGCAAGCAGATACCGAAGACTCGGACCACGAATCAGAAAAATCCTGAAGTATTGGTCTCCACCAGAACAAAAGTTCAGTGACACAAATGCATCAGGTGCGTCATTAACGACACCACAAGTCATTTTATTGAATGGTTTAGCACAAGGTACAACAGTGAACACACGTATTGGTAACAGAGTTACATTTACTGTAGCACAAGGAAGAATGTCATTTTATTATAACACTACCACATCAGCACCTACCGTGCGTTGTATGTTAGTATGGGATTCACAAGCAAATAGTGCAACAGCAACACTAGCAGAAGTATTACAGAATTCAGGTGGAGGTACAAACTTCTTGTCACCTAATAACCTGAATAATCGTGATCGATTTAAAGTTCTTTGGGATAAAAGTTATCAACTCAATGATCAAGATGGTCAACGTAAGACAGTCAAATTTTACAAGAAAATCAAAATGGTAACAACATATGATGGAACAACTGCAGGATTTGGAGATATTTCAACTGGAAGTTTACACATGTATATCATGTCTAGTGAATCAGGGGCAACATTCCCCTTAGTGGACTATTATTTCAGAGTCCGTTTTATTGATAATTAATTAATCAGGAAGGATCTCATCTGAATAAAGATCTGAGATGGCTATCGGCGAAAGATCCGATATAGTTTCCTCAGTAAAGATCGAATACTGTCCCTTATCTGATAACTCAATAACATGAAGTCTCGATAATAAGGGCTGTAAATCAAATATCGTCTTATTGACATAAGCCTCTGTCGGTGAATAATTTGAAAGTATGAAAATGGGCATATTTTTTTTTTTATACGACCGCCTTGGACGTATTTACCTGGGAGAGTCATCTTAGAACCCTGGAGAAACTCATTGAGAAACTGAACTGTCACTTGTCCTTTAAATTCGTCTAAGTAGGCGAAATCATACAATTGGTCATCGTACCTGGCAAAGTCGTTATTCTTAGGTATTTCGAATCCTCGAAGTCCAACCTTTTCAAGAGTCATTATTAACGTAGTTTTCCCACAGTCAGGAGGACCGAAGATATAAAATTGTTTCTCCTTGAATTCCCAATTCTTCCGTAGATTATATCTAATCCCGTGAATCTCCATTATAACTATGTTGGGAATCTCGTTGGGTTTACGTCTTTTCTGCAACATATCCTCGTAATCCACTAAGAAAGTTTTGACAGAATTACTATGAGTCACCAAGTAGGGGCCTAATAATTCATCACATAATAAATCGTCATATGATTTTCCGCTTTTTACTGCGTTAAATACAAGGACGTTTTTCTTCTCTATCTTTCTCTTCTTAAGTTCCTTCTTCTTCTCGACAGAAGCAACGATAGCAGGAACATCAACCTGATGCGCTATAAATTCACCATTCTTTGCCACATACGCAATACAATAGTCTTTATTTTTAACTTTTTGTATGTTGGGTTGTTTTCCTCCGATGTAATTGAAGAAGTCGGACCGTCTGATACTAAGCTTTTTTCCAAATCTAATATAAGCATGCAAGTGTGGATTTCCATCTTCGTGTTTTTCACATGAGATAACAAACTCCTCAATGTTGATCTTGTTTTGTTTACGTATATTCTCAGCTGCAACCTGCAAGGGAGTGTTGCATTGCGGAAAAGTGAGGAAGACAGCGCGACCCTGGAACCGAAAGTTCTTCGTCTTAGGGAGTTCCTCTGTGCCATCAACTAAGGTCAAACAGTGGTCCTTTTCCTTGTGGGTATGAGTAGTTGAATCTGATGTTGTTGTTGTTGTCTCTGTCGTGGTAGTAATAGCGTCCAGTGGAATCGAGGTAAGTGAAGAAGAAGCCAATGTATCCCTGGCCGATTGTACAAAAGTAGTCGTCGTTGTCAAGCAATCGTTTAGCCAAGAGCTCATCAAATTTGCACTGCGTTTGGTACTTTTCGGGGTTTCTTTCTCTTTCATCC